CGATACATTTACTTATGCAGGTATGGAACAATTTCGTGGTAAGTATTTAGTTCAAGATAGAAGAACTAAACAGATATATGAAACACCACAAATATTGTATATGATGATTGCGATGACTCTCTTTGGAAAGTATAAAGACAATCGACTTAAATTTGTAAAGGATTATTATGATGCAATTTCTCAATTCTATATATCATTACCTACACCAATCATGGCGGGAGTTAGAACACCGACTCGACAATTCAGTTCTTGCGTCCTTATTGAATCAGGAGATTCCCTTGATTCTATTAATGCTACTGCTACTTCTATTGTCCGATATATAAGCAAAAAGGCTGGTATTGGAATAGGTGCAGGATCAATAAGAGCGAATGGTGCCAAAGTAGGCGATGGTTCGGTTGTTCATACAGGATTAATACCATTCCTAAAGTATTTTCAATCAGCTGTGAAGTCGTGCTCACAAGGAGGTGTTCGTGGAGGAGCGGCCACAGTTTACTTACCTCTTTGGCACTATGAGTTTGAAGATCTTATTGTACTTAAAAACAATAAAGGTACTGATGAAAGTCGCGTAAGACATATGGATTATGCATTTCAGTTTAACAAACTCATGTACGAAAGACTATTATCAGGTGGTAATATAACCTTCTTTGATCCAAATGATGTACCAGGTTTATATGAAGCGTTCTTTGCGAATCAAGATGAGTTTGATAGACTATACGAAAAATACGAAAGAAAGACATCAATACGTAAAAAGACATTACCAGCACTTGAAGTCTTTCAACAATTTTTAACTGAAAGAAAAGATACAGGTAGGATATATCTTATGAATGTAGATCATGCAAATGATCATGGTGCATTCAAACCAGAAGTTGCTCCTATACGAATGAGTAATCTTTGTTGTGAGATTGATCTACCTACAAAGCCTTTAAATAATCATGATGACACGGAAGGTGAAATATCATTATGTACATTATCGGCGATTAATTGGGGATTAATTAATGAAACTTCCGAATTTGAAAAATATTGCGATCTTACTGTGCGTGCTCTTGATGAGTTACTTGACTATCAAGGGTATCCAATCCCAGCGGCTGAACAGGGAACACTCAATCGAAGACCATTGGGAGTGGGGATTATCAATCTTGCATACTTCCTTGCTAAAAGAGGATTAAAATACGATGAATCTGCATACGAAATTGTAGATGAATACGCAGAAGCATGGTCGTATTATTTAATAAAAAGTTCAGCAAACCTTGCTGCTGAGAAAGGAAAATTGATATATAATACTGATACGAAATATTCTGATGGAGTACTTCCTATCGACACTTATAAGAGAGCGATAGATAATCTTATAGTGCATAGAGAACGTTTGCCGTGGGAAGATTTGCGAAAGCAACTCAGAGAAACGGGAATTCGAAACTCTACACTAATGGCCTTGATGCCCGCTGAAACAAGCGCTCAGATAAGTAATAGTACGAATGGTATTGAACCACCAAGAGCATTGGTATCGTACAAACAGAGTAAGGATGGAGTTATGGCACAGGTTGTACCTGGCTATCATCACCTTAAAAATAAGTATGATTTACTGTGGGATCAAAAATCTCCAGAAGGATACTTAGCCATATGTGGTATATTACAAAAGTATATAGACCAAGGTATCTCTGTAAACACATCTTATAATCCTGAACACTTTGAGGATAATAAGGTACCAATGTCCGTAATGATTACTGATCTCGTAACGGCATACAAATATGGTCTTAAACAGTTATACTACTTTAACACCTTTGATGGTGCTGGTGAGATAACTGATGGTGAAACTCATCATGCATACGATGGTGAAGCAGAAACCTACGTTGAAGATGATGAAGATTGTGATTCATGCAAGATTTAAGAAAGAAAATAAATCAAAGAATGGACATACTTCAAGCTTGGATGGAAGTAGATTATCATTTAAGAAATCCGAAAGTCGTATATGATCATACCTTAACAATAAGTAAATTTTGGTCAGTACTTTCAGAAGAAGATCGAGAATATATACAATGTGCGCAAGACGCGATAGAAACAAAATCAACTATTTCATGGAAACCTGATGCCAGTACTTAAAAAAAATAAAAAATCACATTTAGAACGTAATATGTTTTTTGATGATGCTGTTGATATTGCTCGATATGACCAAGTAAAATACCCACAATTAGAAAAGATTACAGATAAACAACTTGGATTCTTTTGGAGACCAGAAGAAGTAGATGTATCTAAAGATAAAAAGGATTTCGACAATTTAACAGCTCATGAAAAACATATCTTCACATCAAACCTCAAACGTCAAATATTATTGGACTCTGTTCAAGGCCGGGCCCCGAACCTTGCTTTCCTTCCTATATGTTCGTTACCTGAAGTAGAGAACTGGGTTGAAACCTGGTCATTCTTTGAAACAATACATAGTAGATCATATACACATATTATAAGAAACATTTATCCAGATCCAAGTGCAGTCTTTGATTCAATGCTAGATATTAAAGAGATTATGGATTGTGGACAAGATATTGCAAAATACTATGATGAATTAATTGATGATAATATGTCAGCAACAAATATTGTATCTCATAAAAAAACTTTATGGATGTCTTTATTATCAGCAAATGCTCTTGAAGGAATAAGATTCTATGTTTCATTTGCTTGTAGCTGGGCTTTTGCTGAACTTAAGAAGATGGAAGGTAACGCAAAGATTATTAAGTTTATTGCAAGAGATGAAAACACTCATTTAGCTGGAACAACTGTAATGATTCGTAATCTTCTTAAAGAAGATAATGCATTTGTTAAAATATCAAAACAAATGGAAGATGAAGCAGTTAAATTATTTGTAGATGTTATTGAACAAGAAAAAGCATGGGCAACATATCTTTTTAAAGATGGTTCAATGATTGGATTAAATGAAGCAATATTACACAATTATATAGAATGGATAGGATGTAAACGAATGAGAGCATTAGGTTTACCTTGTCCATATACAGTACCACAAATGAATCCATTGCCTTGGACAGAAAAATGGATATCAGGTGGCAATGTACAAGTTGCTCCACAAGAAACTGAAATCAGTTCTTATGTTGTTGGTGGAGTAAAACAAGACGTAGATAAAAATACGCTAAGCGGTTTAAGCTTATAAATAATTTTTAACGGAGAACAATATGGAAGTATTAGCATTATTATTTTTTTTATGGGCATGGGATGGAAACCTTTGGGAAGAAGTAGACCCTGAGCCAGAAGAGCCTGTAGTAGAACAATCAACACCAGTACCAGATAATGCAGTTGATGTTACACAGGTAACTCAAACTGCTGCTGTTATAACAGCTGTCGGTGAAGCATTAACAGGCACATCAACATCAACATCAACAAGTACAGCTGAAATTGAAGCTCAAATAATTGCAGAACTAGAAAATATGGATGAAACTACAACTACTGTACCTATAACTACCACAGCAACTGGTTCATCAACTTCAACTAGTACATCAACAGGGACATAATATGATAGAGATATATGGAAAAACTCAATGTCCTTTTTGCGATAAAGCAAAAGCATTATGCGAAAGAGAGGATATGGAATACACATATAAACAACTTGGAGAAGATTTTGGTAGAGAAGAAATGTTAGAAATCTTTCCAAATGCTCGAACATTTCCACAAATTATAGTAGATGGAAATAAGATAGGCGGTTACACAGAACTTAAAGCTTTGGTAGATTTAGAGTTGTGATTTTAGAGTGTGAATACTGTTATTCGAGAATTGTTATTAAACCTGACGATAGAGAAACCAGGATTAACTTTTGTCCTCATTGTGGTGAACCATGCGACGATGATATGGATGAATTAAACTTTGATGAATAATTGGTTATATCAAGGAAGAAAGTTCGAACCACCCGAAGATTTTAGTCCAGATGTTTGGTATGGTTTTGTATACTGTATAACAAATAGAGCAAATGCAAAACAATACATTGGAAAGAAGTTTTTTTGGAAAGCAAAGACACTTCCTATTACAAAAACTCGTAAGAGACGGCAAAGGCTTAAAGTTGAATCTGATTGGCGTACATACTACGGTTCTAATAAACACTTACAACAAGATGTCGAAAAGATGGGAGAAGACTTCTTCCATAGAGAGATTATACATCTCTGTAAATCGAAAGGCGAATGCGCTTATCTTGAAACAAAAGAGCAATTTGAGAGAGAAGTCCTATTAAGCGAGAAGTATTATAATGGTATTATCAATTGTAGAATTGGTGGAAATAGTGTGAAAAACTTGTTTACAAATGACTAAAAGTATGGTATAATAGATCTATATGGCTAAAATAATACAATTTCCTACTAAGAAAGAAAAACAAATTAAAGATAATACAGAATACTTAAATAAAATAAGTGATGAATGCGTTAATGATTCTCACTTTTTATTAGAAGTACTTGAAGAATTTATTAATACTGGTGAGGTAAGGCCAGACTTAATGGAAATGGATTTTAGAGATGAGACCAAACAAGAGTCAAGAGACATGTTTGTAATCGTTAATATGATAAATGCAATGTTTAATCGTTGGTATAATATGCCACATGGTTTACATCAAACAATGGATAATGCTTATATTAAAATAAAGGAAATGATTCTTTTAAATGAAGAAGCAAACCTTGAACTTACTGAATTTGTATTTGAACCAGAAGATAGCGATATAGAATTTACGTTTACACCCGAGGAACCAGAAGATAATGATACTGATTGATTATAGCCAAATAGCGCTATCTAATATAATTGTGCAAAAGCTCAATGATGAAAGCATGATAAGACATATGATACTTAATAGTATACGTATGTATAATAAAAGATATAGAGAAGAATATGGACAACTTGTTATTTGTGCTGATGGCATGAATACATGGAGAAAAGAATTCTTTCCAGAATATAAAGCAGCTCGTAAAAAGAATAGAGATAGTTCAGGACAAGACTGGACTGAAATCTTTAGAATCTTACATACTGTACGTGATGAAATAAGA